CGCATACATCGTTAAGTACAGAAAGTACGGTTTGAACGATGTATATGCTAACAAGGTTGCAGGTATTTACATCAGCAAGCAGGCCGCTTCCTGATAAGGGAGGTGTCCTATGAGAACAATCGGTAAGATTGACAATCAGCCTAAGAAGAGAAAGGCGGCAGAGATTAACGAGGAGTTTGATAAGAACTTCGAAAAGCCCGCTGCCACATCTTCCAAGAAGGCTAAGAAGACAACTAAGGAAGAATGAAATCTTTTGAAGAAAGGCGGTATTGACAATGGCATACGCTGATTACGATTACTATGTGAACACATACGGCGGTACGGTGTTGACAGACGAAGATACCGCTAATGTTGCCCTGACCAAGTCGAGCGATACAATCGACGCGCTGACCTATTGCCGGATAACGGCGGCAGGCGGTATAGACGAACTGACCGAGTTCCAGCAGGAAGTTATCAGGGATGTTTGTTGCAAGTTAGCAGACTGGCAGACGGAGAATTCGGAGTATCTGGATTCTCCGTTGTCTTCCTATACCATCAACGGCGTGTCGGTGAATTTTTCGGGCTCTTCCGTAACAGAGGTGCTGGGTATCAAGATACCTGCGGTTCTCTATGCTAAACTCAAGTCCACCAATCTGTGCTGGGCTGTTGTGTGAGGAGGCGGTGTTGATATGGCATGGCCTAAACTTGTACACACGGCTAAAACTGATATACACGTGACTATCGAGGCGGAAGATATCAATGAGTTCGGCGAGCGTGAGACGGTGCTCGATTCTGACCTTAAGTGCAACTACCAAAGCGTTTCCCAGGTGAAATACACCTCCGATAAGGAAGGCGTGACGATAACCGGGACGGCTCTGTTTGACGGCGACATCTGTGAGGAGTTGGCCGAGATAACGTCCGGCAAGGTGGTTGTGTTCGGTCAGGAGAGAGTCATCTACAGAGGAAGCAAGTGCAGAAACCCTGACGGGACTGTGAATTACACGAGATTGGAGTTGATTTGAATGGCCAAACTGCAGATTGTATCGGGCGAGGTCAACATCAACAAGGCGGCCTTTGCCAAACTCGACAAGGCCATTATCCAATCCCTTGAGATGACTGCCGAGGCACTCCATACGGAAGTGGTTCAGGCTCAGGTTATGCCAAGGGATACCGGACACCTGCAGAACGAGTCGACATTCGTTGACCGTTCCCAGAGTTCGAAGGGTGTGGTCTATCTTGTATCCTCTACTCCATACGCTCGGAGGCTGTACTTCCATCCGGAGTACAACTTCACAAAGACCGAGAACCCGAACGCAAAGGGACTGTGGCTTGAAGACTGGATAGACGGCGATAAGAAAGATTTCTTTGATAAGGCTTTCGCGGCATTCCTTAAGAGGAACGGAGGTACAGGATGATAACAAACGAACAGGTGCTCGCATGGGTGAAGACTTTGCCCGTGACGGCAGATAACTACTATGCAGGGGTTTTGAACAACAAGAAAGACTGCTCGTTTGGTGTCTACAACGCAGGGGACAAGAGGACAGACGGCCTTGCCATTGGCGGCAGACAGTATGCGACTCAGGCTCACGGCGCCAAGATACTCGTTCACTGGAACAAGAGCACGCGAGAGACCCAGGACAAAGCAATCGCACTCTATGAGGCTATCTGGAGTGCCAACGAACAGGGGAACATCACCATCGGTGACTGCCCCGTATCAATATTAGCAATGCCATACGGCGAGCCTGTGGACGTCGGATGCGACGAAAACGGTATCTGCGAGTATGTTATTGACTTTGTAATCTTTTACGAAAGGAGTTAAAGAATATGGCTGTATATGAAGCATGGAGAAACACCTTCCAGATAAGTACAACCGGTAAGGATGAAGATGACGCTTATGCGATTATCGCTGACGTAGAATCTTTTGAGGTTTCCTTCGATGGCAACGTTGAGGAGTGGAATCCTTACGATACCAAGGGTTGGACCAGAAGACTTAAGACGGGTAACTCAATCACGATCAGCGTGACCGCGAAGAGAAACCTTGGCGACACAGCTAACGATTACCTGGCTAATCTTACAACGGAGATGGGTACCGATGCGGAGACCTACGTTAAATGGACTATGTATGACGGCACTATTATCACGATGCTGTGCGTTGTCAACGTAACATCCAACGGTGCGGGTGCCACAAGAGACGTTGCGCCTCTCGAGGCTGAATTCCTCTCTAACGGCATTCCGACAATTACATTGCCCTCGTAAACGGGACACTTGACTGACCCATACGATACACCTCCATGGGTAGGGAGTCGTTCTTCGGAACGGCTCCCTTTCTTATGGAGATATCACGTGAACATTGGAGGTATTGAATATGGCAAACGTGATTAACATAACTGACAAACTCAAGAGAACAGATAAATACATTGAATTAGAAGGTACGGAGTACAAGGTTGACGGCTCGAAAAACGCATTCATCGAGGCTCTCGCCATGATGGACACATTGAGTGCCGAGAACGACTTCACGCAGATAGACAAGATATTTGAACGCCTCTGCGGTAAGGAGTTCGGTGAGGCTGTCGAGGCACTCAATCTTGATATAGAAGATACAAAGACCGTGCTCATTGCGGTTCTGGCGGCGGCTCAGGGCATCTCCTACGAGGAGGCCGAGGAGCGATTTCGAAAAGCCTAAAGAGCACGAGACATTCTACGACTTTTTCGAGGACTACGAACTGATAGAGGCGTCTTTCGCTCAACAGTACCACATCCGGTTAAGAGACGAAGAACAAATGAGTTGGGATGAATTCTCAACTCTTCTCTCCGGGTTGGATGAGAATACACCTCTCGGGAAGGTCGTGGCAATAAGGTCCGAGAAGGACCAGAAGAGAATCAAATACTTCACTCCGGAGCAGAAACGCATACGCCGTGAATGGGCGAAGCGGAATGCTGTGAAGGGAGGAAGTGATGGGTATGTGGCCGAGATGGATGCACTCAAGAAGGCGTTCATGGGCCTTGCCAATACCAATACAAAGAAAAACTAACAGGAAGGGAGGATACATCTATGGCTGTCGATGGCGGTGCGATTGCTCTACAAATAGTCCTGTCCGATGACAATATAGAAGTACAGGCCAAGCAAGTAGGAGAGAAGGCGGCGAAGGCAATATCCGGAGCGTCCTCGAAATCCTCAAGTGCTGTGTCTGCGGCGTCTGCCAAGGCGTCTTCCGCAATAAGCGGAGTGGGCTCTGTTGCGGGCAAACTCGGCGGCATTGTTGCGGCTGCGTTTTCGGTTGCGAAAATAGTCAGTTTCGGCAAGGAGTGCCTTGAGGTCGGTTCAGATCTGGCAGAAGTCCAGAACGTTGTTGACGTAGCCTTCGGTGACATGTCCTCCGATATAGACGCATGGGCCAAGACGGCAATGACATCTTTCGGTATGTCCGAGACAATGGCCAAGCAATACGCAGGTACATTCGGTGCCATGGCCAAGTCCTTCGGCTATTCCACATCGGAGGCCGTGGAGATGTCCGAGGCGGTCACGGAACTCGCGGGAGATGTTGCGTCCTTCTACAATCTCGATGCAGACACGGCATACACCAAGATGAAGTCTATCTTCACAGGCGAGACGGAGTCCCTGAAGGACTTGGGTGTCGTTATGACGCAGACCGCACTTGATGAGTATGCTCTTTCCAACGGCTTCGGCAAGACCACATCTTCCATGTCTGAGCAGGAGAAGGTTGCTCTCAGGCTTGCATTCGTTACGGACAAGCTGAGCGACGCTTCGGGAGACTTCCAGAGGACATCCGGGTCCTGGGCTAACCAGGTCAAGATACTCTCTTTGCAGTTCGACTCTCTGAAGGCATCCATAGGTCAAGGCCTCATCAACCTGTTCACTCCGGTAATCCAGATGATGAATGCCGTGCTTACCAAGATAAACGAGGTAGCGGCAGGCTTCGGGTCTCTTACCGCCATGATAATGGGCGTGGAGAACGAAAGCGGCAGTAGCGGTACCGGAGCGATTGCATCCGATCTGGCTTCTGCGTCCGACTCTGCCAATGACCTTACATCCGGACTGTCTTCTGCGGGTTCGGCTGCCAAGAAGGTGGCGGGCACCCTCGCAGGGTTCGATAAGATTAACGTCCTGTCCTCAAATGCGTCTTCAGGCGGTGGCGGTGGCGGAGCGTCTTCTGCTCTTGCTACGGCTGTTGCGGCTGATGCGGCGGCATCTCAGGCAGAGTCAGCGGTGGATAAGGCCATGTCTGCGCTTGAGAGGCTCAAGGAGTCCTTCAAGCCTGTGGCAGACGAGTTCGTCAACGGCTTCGAGTCAACATTTGTTGGGGCGAAGTGGGTGGATGACATCCAGAGCGATTGTGACTCCGTAAGACAGTCTCTTGTTGATATATTCACAGACCCGGAAGTACAGAGTGCGGCTCAGGAATGTACTTTGGCATGGTCTCATGCGGCAGGTGCGGCGGCAGGCTTGGTTGGAACAATAGCAACGGGCGCGGCCAAGACTGCAACGGGCGCCGTGTCCCAGTTCCTTGAGACAGAGAGCGAGCCTATACAGACGCATTTGGTGAACATGTTTGACCTCTCCACAAGAAAGGCAGAGGCAACATCTCTGATGTGCTCTTCAGTGTCCGA